TTTTTTTTTGCGCCCGGTAAAATAATCGTTTGACAGTGTGTTACAGTCGTTATACACTGACCCTGTCAGCAACAAACGAGGGTAGCAAAATGATCACACTGCAGGCTGTATGGGATGACACGGAACTGGCAATCACGGAAATTGAAGACATGGATAATATCGATATCGGGATTCAAGACATCCTGGATCAGTTAACCGGGACGCCTTATCAGGAAATAATTGATCAAATTGAAATTCGGGTTCATCAGTACTAGCCGGGAGGCCCCGAAAGGGGCCTCAATGTTTTTTCAAAAAAGCGCTTGACAGTGTGCAACGACTGTTATACACTTATGTCATACAAGCAACGGGGAGAAAAACGAAACCGACCGAACAGGGACCGCGCCTACCAGGGCCGTCCGGGGCCAACGGGGCCTGCGCCCGCCCGCCGAGGCATCGCGGGGCCGGTCCGTCCTGGGGGTCCTATAGGGTTGGCAGTTTCAGGATTTTAATTACGAGAAATCCCCCGAAATTTTTGAAATTTTTGAAATTTGAATTTTCAATTTTCAGAATCCCACTTTGGAACATCTGCCCTCACGCCGTAGGGAATCTCCTGAATCTTCTTGGTCAGGAGATACTGAGCCGTCAACATCTCGATCTCCTCCCTCTCCTTGGCCTTTTTGGTTACGGAGGTGTGCGTGGACATTACCTTCTCCCCGTATTGAAACCGTGCGCCATCCCAACTACTCATCGTTCATATCCTCGCTGCCGTGTGCTTTTCTTCTTGGTCTGCTGACAGGCTGTCTGTCGTAAATCTCATCCATCAACTGCTGCTTGGCCGCGATCACCTTGCGCCGGTAATCCTTGAACTCCTCCAGGATCTTGGGGTTGATCGCCCATCGAGCCATGGACCGATGCTCCTGCGTACCATCGTCGATCCGTGCCACCCAGTGGACCTGCTCCAGGTTGTACATCGCGTTGAGGACCCACTGGTCTGCCGTCCACCCGGTGACACCCTCGAGTGGCCTGCGACCACTGCGCTTGATCTCCGAGAGCGTCACCGTTGCCCGGTCGGCATACTGAATAATATAGTCGGCCACCCAGCGGTCGAACGTCAGAGATTTGCTGACCTCGCCAAACGTGTAGCGGTAGGCAGGCACCAGGTACTCCTTCACGATCTGGATCACCCGCTCCACGATGGACAGACTGACCTCGGGTGCGAACGGTGCCTCCATGGCATGGAACAGCAGGATCAACCGGCCTGCGGTCCCCTCCAGCTTGCCAAACGCCGTCATGAACACCTCACCCGTATCCAGCAGGCGCTCGCGGGCCTTGGCCTCCTCGTACCAAGACTGAAACTCCCGGTAGGCCATGAACGCAGGGAACGACAGCCGGTAGGTCTGCACGGGCAGGGAGTACACCAGCCGCACCAGGTTCTCCCAGTCTCGCTGGTTGGTCATCTCCTCCGGGATCGGCTCACCACGCTTGGTACACGATGGGTTGAGCACCGCAGGCAGGAAGCGCTGCAGCAGACCATCAGCCGCCAGCGCTGCGACGTTGGCATGGAACACGGTGGGCTGGATGTTCCCATACACCGACACCGCCAGGTTGTCAGCATGGATCGAGCCACTGCCGACGCGGTCCATCTCGTAGCGCTCCGACTCGTACGACACCACCCACGCCGAGCGGTCCTCGCCACTGTTGCGGTCGCACATCTTGCGCACCCAGGAGTTCATCTCATCGAGGTAGCACAAAAGCCCTCTGGGGCGCTCTGCGGCGTGTCTGACGAGCTTCTGGCTGGTGATGTCCGACACAGTGATCTTGACTGGCACAGGAGCAGGCGGCAGGTCTGGCACCATGGGCGCTTGGTCGGACATCAGCGCCTCGGGTGAGGCAGACCAGTTGAGGAACTCCTTCTTGGCCGATCCGTACGCTGCCTCCTTGCCTTCCCACTCGAGCATGGCCTTGGCGAAGCGAGGACGGTCCTCGAGTTCGATCTCCTTCAACACCGTCATCATGGGGCGCGAGCCAGGTGACTTCTTGTCAGCCGGGTCGCCCACCGTCATGAGCCACAACACAGGAGGCACCTTGAAGCCTGCCATCAACTCGAGTCTGATCCTCGCGTCGATCACGCCACAGATGGCCGACAGACCCGCCCACAGCGGCACCATGGGATCGCAGCCCACTGACTCGCTCACCTGCAGTGCTCGAGTGCCGAGCACCGAGGGCCACAAGGAGAAGTCCATCGAGGGCATGGGTGGACGCCAGGACTTGAGGAGCGTGTCGGGGTTCTCAGTGTTGACTGCGGCGAACAGGTGGCTGACATCGGGGTCAGGTCGGGTCCAGCCGTAACGCTTGGCGATGTGGAACAGGCTACCCAGCTTGACCGAGTTCGCCTTGTCTGGCTTGAACGACACCCAATGGCTGTAGATGCTCTTCTCGCCGGGGTACTTGTCACTGCCCTGCGACCACTCGTTCCACAGCGCCAGGGCTTGGTCAAGGTTGCTAGTGTGCGAGCCTGCCCAGTGCAGGGCCATGCCCACGGTGATCCACTCCTGATAGCCGCAGCTTGGGTCGACGGCCTCGATGGCCTGCTGGATCTCTTCCCATGAGGCGTTGAACGTGTCCTTCACTGGGATGATGCTGCGCTTCTCCTCGGCCAGTTGGGCTTCCCACAGGGCCAGCAGAGCCTCGGGGATCAGCGGTAGGCGGGTCCAGTGACCGTTCCCTGCCCAGCGGTAGGGTTGCTGAGTGTCAGGATGGATCGAGGGAGGTAAGACATCTTGCACAGTCAGATTGGCTGATGTCGCACAACGAATTTCGTAAACGGTGATTGCATCGCGGATTACTTTTCTGCTGGGGAGCACATAGCCCTCGGGCATGCGATACAGCAATTTCCCACGACCAGTGCGCCCGCTATCTATAATCACCGCGTCTGGGGCCGCGTACAGCGCGGCGATGTCGACGCCTTGGTCGCTGAGGATCTTCAACGCCATGTCCCAGTTATCTATATCGAGGGCCATGGTGCCGGAGTACGCATGAGCTAGACCGATACCATACCCTGGTGGCAGATCGGCTTGGCTATTGATCGCCCCCTCGGCGCGGTTCCACCCGATGGCCCTTGGCCCCTTGGTGCCGGGTGGGATCGGCACCAGTTTCCATCCGTGTCTGATATAGGCGTCCACTGACGCTGGGTGTTGCTGCACTGACTGAAGACTCATATTGTTCTCGTGTTTGACGTTGTGTTGCAATGTATAATAGTTGTGGTACTATGCAAAAAGCAACCGGAGAAAACCGATGAAAGCAAAAGACAAGTACATCACTTTCCGTGTGTCCAATGACACGCATCAAGATTTCATGACCAAGGTGGTCCGGTACGGCGTGCCGTCCGACATCTTGCGTGAAATGGTCGAGGCATTCCTCGACGACCGCCTCGTAATCAAAAAACCTGATAACAGTAAGGAATCGTTATATGTCAATTGAACAAAAGATCGACGCGCTGACTGCCGCCATCACGGCCCTGACTGCTGCCCTGGGCGCTCGCGCTCCAGTAGTTGTAGCACAGCCTGTTGAGGCACCGGCCACAAAAACGGTGGAAAAAGTTGCGCCTGCTCCAGTAGTGGTAGAGGCTCCAGTTGCACCTGCGCCAGTAGCCGCAGCGCCTGTGATGCCGCCTCCTCCCACGTTTGTCGCCCCGGTCGAGCCGCCCAAACCTGCCGTACCGTTTACGGACGCTAAGGGCATGATCCAGTACGTCACCGAGGCGTATAAGGCCATGGGGCCTACCAAGGGTGCGCGCATCCAAGAGGTCATCACGTCGATTGGTGTGGTCAACATCAACGAGATCGTCCCCGACCATTACGCTGCTCTGTACGCAGGCGTCGAGGCACTTCGCAATGGCGCATGATGAGTTCAGCCCATCACGTCGTGTACGGTTCAAGCACTGCGCTGGCTCGATCCGTGAGGAGTCCAAATACCCGGAGGGGCCATCCGGCCCCGCTGCGGTCGATGGTACGCATACCCACACGTTTCTCGAACACTGCGTCAAGGCGCATTTGGCCAATCCGTTGGACTTCATTGGACTTGAGATGGTCGACCATGAGGGCGAGTTCGTCGTTGATGCTGAGCGGGCCAATCGGGTTGCGGTAGCCATCAACTATCTGCGTCAGCGGACAACTCCCAACATGAAAGTCGAGTCAGAGATCCGCGTGGACCCTGAGTTCCTGATTGGTCGTAAGGGCGCGAGTGGTACGGTTGACGTGCTGATCTATGATCCGTACGCCAAGGAGATCGAGATCATTGACTACAAGGATGGTATCCAGCCCACTGATGCGCGTGAGCAGTTGGAGCAGTACGCTGTGGGGGTGTTGGCTGGGTTCAAGGTGCCGCACAATTTGTTCACGGCGTATCACACCGTTCACTTGACAGTGATCCAGCCCAAGCTAGTCTGGAAAAACCTGGAGCCGATCACCACGGTGACCTTCCCGGTAAAGTATTTCCTCGACGATGTTGTTGGATCGTTGGCAGCAGAACTGGCGAACGCGAGCGCACCGGATGCACCGCTTACTCCAGGTGAGAAACAGTGTAAGTATTGCAGGGCCAAGGGCGGATGCACGGCCTACGCGCAATTTGTAATGAAAGAGGTAAATGTTATGTTTGCTCCTGTTGAAACGCCGACACCGCTGGATCTCGTCCAGCAGAGTGCCGATAAAAATCCCGCCACCATGGACAGTGCTCAACTGCGCCAGATCCTCGAAGCTGCGCCTCTGTTGCGCCAGTTGATCGAGGCTGTCGAAGAGGAGGCCATGCGCCGCCTGCAGGCCGGTCAGAAGGTGGAAGGACTAAAGCTGGTCCATGGTCGCGGTAGCCGCGTATGGGCGCACAATGAAGAGGAAATGGCTGAGAAGCTGGTTGCCATGGGTATCCCGAAAGGGGCAATCTATGAAACCAAGCTGGTCAGTCCTGCAAAAGCAGAGAAGTTGACTTGGGAGAAGCGCGATGGCTCCAAGAATCAACTCAGCAAGAAACAACTGGAAAGGCTGAACGAGTACATCACCAAGATGGCCGGTAAGCTGACCGTTGTACCAGAGTCGGACTCACGTCCTGCTGTGGTCACAGATGCCTCATCGATGTTCGGTGCGGTAAACAATGAGCCGGATCTCCCGGCGTGGTTAAAGTAAGAGGTAAATCCAATGTCAGAAGTCATCCTTGTATCCAATGTTCGTTTGTCCTTCCCGCACCTCGTTGAGCCGCAGCGCCAAGTGATCGAAACCACTGGCAAAGAGCGCATCAGCTACAACTGCGAATTGCTCATGCCGCAGGACCACCCTGCGTTCTTGAAGTTCATGCAGGTCTACGGTGCCATGGCGCTGGAGAAGTGGAAGGAGCATGCACAAGCTTCCATGCAGATGATTCAGTCGGAACGTAAGCTGCGTTGTTTCGGTCGCGGCGAGGAGAAGGTCAATAAGAAGACCTTCCAGCCGTACGATGGTTACGCGGGCAACGTCTACATCACCTGTGGCCGTGATACGCCTCCGCAGATCATCCAAGCTGACGGTACGCCCATCGACCCCAACAACACGATGGCCTACCAGCAACTGACCCGTAAGATGTACGGTGGTTGCCGCGTCAATGCCGCGATCAAGCCGTGGCTGCAGGAGAACAAGTATGGCCGTGGGGTTCGTTGTGACCTCGTCGCCATCCAGTTCGCTGGCGATGACAAGGCGTTTGGCGAGGCGGCTACGGATGCCTCTGGCCTGTTCGGTGCTGTGGGCGGTAACGCACCTGCTGCCCCTGCGTTCGCCGCGATGCCGGGTCTGCCTCCCTTCCTGACGCAATAATCGACGGGCGCGGACGCCATCTGAACCGTCGAGAGTAGTGGCCGCCCGCCCACTGAAAAAACCGGGCGCTTTTGTTATGGGTAACTGTTATGTATGACTACGTTTACGACATCGAGACTTACCCCAACGTGTTCCTCGCAGCGTTCGAGCACGTCGAATACCCTATCACCCTGCTCTATGAAGTCAGCCCATGGCGCAACGATGGGCCTGCTCTCCTGCAGTTCCTCGACACCATCCGCCAGCAGGGTGGACGTCTGATCGGGTTCAACAACCTGGCGTTCGACTATCCCATCCTGCACATGGCGATCAAGATGAACCGCGTGCAGCCTGACATCATTTACCAGAAGGTGCAGGCCATGTTCGACGCGCAGGACGAGGACAAGTGGGCGCATCAGGTGTACGCAGGAGATCGGTACATCAACCAGATCGACCTGTTCAAGATCCACCATTTCGACAACAACGCACGGTCCACCAGTCTGAAGGCGCTCGAGTTCAACATGCGCTCCAAGACCATTCAAGACCTGCCGTTCAAACCTGGCACCATACTGGATCAGGACCAGATCCTGACCCTGCGCCAGTACAACCGGCATGATGTAAACCAAACCAAGCTTTTCTATACACATACGCTGGACATGTTAAGTTTCCGGGAAAAACTTAACACGATGTATCCGGGGCGCGATTGGCTCAACTTCAACGATACCAAAATTGGCAAAGAATACTTCGTCATGCGCCTCGAGCAGGCCGGTGTAGCCTGTTATGACTTTGGTCCTGCTGGCCGCACGCCCAGACAGACTCAACGGCATGTGATCCGTCTGCGGGATGCGATCATCCCGTGGGTCCAGTTCGATCAGCCTGAGTTTCGCCGGGTACTTGAGTGGCTCAAGCAGCAGGAGATCACCGAAACGAAGGGTGTGTTCAGTGACCTGACCGCCAGCATTGACGGGTTCGAGTTTGTGTTCGGTACCGGAGGTATTCACGGCTCGGTCGAGTCGCGCATCATCGAGTCCACCGACGACATGGTCATCATCGACCTCGATGTCAGTTCGTATTACCCCAACCTCGCCATCGCCAACGGGTTCTACCCGCAGCATCTGGGCGAGACATTCTGCACTATCTACAAGTCGCTCTATGAACAACGAAAACAGTACGGAAAGAAAACCGCTGAAAACGCGATGCTTAAACTGGCTCTTAACGGCGTATACGGCGACTCTAATAATCGTTTCAGTGTGTTTTATGACCCGCTGTTCACCATGAAAATTACGCTCAATGGTCAGTTGCTTCTGTGCATGCTGGCTGAGCAGTTGATGGCCATACGCGGTCTGCAGATCATCCAGATCAACACTGACGGTCTGACTGTCAATGTGCCGCGCACACTGGTGGCTGATGTGTTGAACGCACGCACACACTGGGAAATGAAGACCGGATTGACCCTCGAGGATGTCACCTACAAGGCCATGATGATCCGCGACGTGAACAACTACATCGCGGTGCGGGAGGACGGTGGCGTCAAGCGCAAGGGTGCCTACGAGTACGTCACCAGTTGGCACCAGAACGCTGGCGGCTTGGTGATCCCCAAGGTGGCCGAGAAGGTACTGGTCGAGGGTGCGCCGATCCGCAAGACCGTCGAGAACTGGCCAGACCGAATGGACTTCATGCTTCGCACCAAGGTGCCGCGGTCAAGCTACCTGCAGTGGGGCGAGCAGCAAGTGCAGAACATCACCCGGTATTACATTGCCAAGGGTGGCAAGCCGCTGACCAAGTGGATGCCACCGCTGAAGGGTAAGACCGAGTGGCGCAAGATCGCAGTCGAATCAGGGTGGAACGTCCAGGTCTGCAATGACCTCGATGACGCCACGCTGCCCATCGACTACGAGTATTACATCAAAGAAGTGGAAAAACTAACGTTAGGGTTACAGTAATGCTGGAAAAACAGATTGAAAAACGAGTGTGCGAATATGCAAAAGAACTTGGAATGTTGGTGTACAAGTTTACGAGTCCTGGGCGAGTGGGTGTGCCTGATCGCATGTTTATTTGCCCTAAAGGTCTGGTGTTCTTTATTGAGTTCAAGCGACCCGGCGGAACGTCTACGGCACCGCAGACTCGGGAACAGGAAAGAATCGAATCTTACGGCTTGAACGTGTTCGTAATCGACGATGTGGCCAAAGGTAAACTGGTGCTCGACATCATGTGGGGTAAGTCCCGTGCTATCGCCTGAACTGCTCCACGATTACCAAAAGAAAGCGGTTGGGTTCCAGTGCAGCCACCCGGCCAGCATGCTCTGGCTGGACATGGGCCTCGGCAAGACGGTCATCACGCTCACCAGCATCGCGCACCTGATCAACACCGGGTACCTGCGGGGCGTGGTCATCGTAGCCCCGATCCGGGTCATTCGACTGGTGTGGCGGCAGGAAGCTGAGAAGTGGGTGCATACCAAGCACCTGCAGTTCAGCATGGTGACCGGCACTCGAGATCAACGAATCCGGGCGCTGATGCGTCCAGCCCACGTCTACCTGATCAACTACGAGAACATGAAGTGGCTGGCGGAAACGCTGCACACCTATTTCATCAGCAAGGGCAAGCCCATCCCGTTCAATGGGGTCGTGTGGGACGAAGTCAGCAAGATGAAGAACAGCACCACCAACCGGGTCAATGCGTGGTTCTCTGGCAGGCGGGACGACAACGTACTGGACCACTTTATCTGGCGCACCGGCCTGACCGGCACCCCGGCCAGTAACGGGTACAAGGATCTGCACGGGCAGTACCTGGTAGTCGATGGCGGGGAGCGCTTGGGCAAGTTCAAGACTGCCTTCATGACCCAGTGGTACAAGAAGGACGCCGACAACCGCAAGGACATTCCCTACCGTGACACCGAGACTGGGATTAAGCAGTTGATCGGTGACATCACCCTCGAGATGTCTGCAGAAGACTACAACCCGTTGCCTGACCTGATCGTCAATAACCTCGAGATCGAGTTGCCTGACGAGTTGAGAGCCAAGTACGAGCAACTCGAGGAGGAGTTCTTCCTGACCCTCGATAGCGGGACAGACGTGGAGGTGTTCAACCAGGCGGCGCTGACCAACAAGTGCCTCCAGTTCAGCAACGGTGCCATGTATCCCATTGCAGGCATGCCCCTGTGGGAGCCGATCCATGACCTGAAACTGGACGCCCTCGAGGACATCCTGGACGAGGCACAAGGGTCACCCGTGCTGTGCTCCTACGCCTACCGTAGTGACGCCCAGAGGATCATGGAGCGGTTCAAGCACTTGTCCCCGATCAACCTGACGGAGTGCAAATCGGAGAGCGCCCTGATCAATGCCATGCAGCGGTGGAAGGACGGCACTTGCCCGCTGATGATCGGCCACCCGGCCAGCATGGGTCACGGCATCGACGGCCTGCAGAAAAATGGCCACATACTGGTGTGGTTTGGTCTTAACTGGTCACTGGATCTTTACGAGCAGTTCAACGCTCGCGTACGCCGTCAGGGCCAGGGTGTGCCGGTCATCTGCCACCGCATCTTGATGCAGGACACGCTCGATCAGGCGCAGGCATTGGCGCTCGATGAGAAGGCAAACACGCAAGCCGCGCTTCGTAACGCCGTAAAAGAATACCGATTGGCAAAACAAAAAGGAGCGTGATACAATGTATAACGTACAGAGCAAGAAACTTTGCGCGGTGCCAGAGTGCAGCTATCCCATGGGCGAGTGCTCGGGTGCGTGTTTCCATCCAGAGGAGAGACAGATGGCATTGGATTTTAACGAACAGAGGGCCGACATCATCGGCCAGAACGGCCCCACGGGTGACCACTACGACATGGTCAACCATCCGCCTCACTACACCCAAGGAGGGATCGAATGCATCGATGCCATGCAGGCCGCGTTGTCCCCGGAGCAGTTCAAGGGCTATCTGAAGGGTGCGGCGTTCAAGTACCTGTGGCGTCTCGACCACAAGGATGAGGCCAAGGAGAACGCCGAGAAGGCGATCTGGTACATGCAGAAACTGGTGAAGGTGCTATGAGTAAGCACACACCGGGGCCGTGGCGAGTTGTTGATTCTTGGAATGATTATATGGTTGAAAGTCAAAACGGTGAGGAAATCATTTGGCAAGATGGCCCACATCACACGCCAGCGATTAAAGAAGCCGACGCCCGCCTGATCGCCGCCGCGCCTGATTTGTTGGACGCACTTGTAATGGTTTTGGATGATCCCAACGCGCTAGATGGCCGTCCTAGAACTTATGAAATCGTTTGTGCCGCAATCGCCAAAGCAAAGGGGGAAGTATGAACGAGTTGATCCAGAAGGCGTGGAAAGTGGTCAACTCCTGCCAGACGCACACCCAAGCTCGGGCTGCTCTGCGGTATCTCGAGTTGCTGGCTGACAAGCATCCGGAACTGGACGTGAGTCCGTTGCGGAAAGAACTGAAGACGTTGTTCGATTTGAAGGAGTTGGCATGATCAAGCAACGTGAGGCGCTACAAGTGGCGCTACAGGCGCTGGAAGAAATTGCGGCACACTATCCTAACGATTGGGAGTTTGATATCTGCATTGAAGCCACAAGGCTTGCTCGAGAAGCATTGGCCGAGCCGGAGCAGAAGCCGGTGGCTGTTGTTACCAGCCAAACAGGTGATCCGGCCATAACTATGTCATGGCAGCATGAACCAGCGTTACCGATAGGTACAAAACTCTACGCCGCACCGCCAGCCCGCAAGCCGCTGACGGATGAGGAGATTGATGCGCTTTTTAATTCTCAGGCTTGGGTTAGCGTTGTATTTTTTGATGCTTACGGTAAGCCATTAGAAAGAGCGAGTTCGCGTGATTTCGCCCGCGCCATCGAACGGGCGCATGGGATCGGCAGTGACTGAAACGGACTTTACGGCAGGGGTTCTGCTTATCAGCGTAACGCTAGCCGCCCTTGTTGTTCTCATGTGGAGTGGCAAATAGCTGGGCTTCTGCCTGCCTGCGTCTGACAAGCCCAGGCAACTCCCTGCCACCTGCTTTCGTCCACCGGCTAAACTCAGCCTGAGCGCCAGACCAATCCTCAGAATTGATCTTCTTCACCATAGTGGACTTTTGATACGCCCCGATCCCCACGTTGTAGGCAAACGATGTCACAGCCGCAAAACGGTTGGGGTGAGCCTTCAAAATGGGGCTGACACGCAACACTCCGGTCATGAACTTGCCTAGATCGTTCTCTAGCCTGTCATCGGCCTGCTGTTGCGTCCAGACGGTGTTTTCGGTGACATCCGGCCCCGTACTACCCCACCCACACGTCCACACCCCAGCGGGGCACTTATAGGCTTTCAGCTTGCATCCCTCAAACTGTTTGACCAGATCGTACAGGGCTTTCATTTTTTATCCGAGGTCAGGACGCCGATGCCACCAGAAAGGGCAAGGCCGATAGTGATAATGGCTTCAGCCATTTGAGGGGCAATCGGCACACCAAAGGCCGTGCAGATCAAGACCATGCCTCTCCAAGTGGAGGGTTCTTGCAGCCGTTCACGGATGTACTCTTTCATGTCAGTGTCTCCCAAACCACGCCATTACAAATCCAGCAGCAGTTGAGAGGGCTGACACAAAGGCCATCCCTGCCCAAAACCCACCCCGGCTCTGATTGGCAAGCTCAAGCAACTGGTGCATGTCTCGCCGTAGTTCCGATACTTCCTTTTCCATGGTGTTGACCTTCTGGAGCAACACCCCGTACTGCACCGGATCGATTTGTTCGCTCATAAGCGCACCAAGATGCTGTTAAGGGCTGCTACGTCACCAGCGGCATCGATGTCATCTTGCAGGGCAGCGTACTTGTCCCGGATCACCTGACGCTTGGCCTCGGCACCTTCCCACCCTGGGATCTGCTTAGAGATCAGGTCGTCCAGAGGGGCGAACTCCTTGGAACGCTGTTGCCTACGAATGTTGTGGGCGATGTTCTTGGCCTTGTTCATGTCAACCCGGATCATTGTGCTTCCCCTAAACCGTCGGGTACAAAACCGTCTTCCAGTACCCAAGCGTCACGCCATGCTCTATCAGTTGGCAGGTCAGAGTGATGCACCAGCTTGTACGGTGTTCCACATGGAACAATCTTGCGGGCCAGTTCGTCCAGAGTCCCCTGCCATTCATCGGTGGCCGTCACTATCGACACGCCACCGTCTGCTCTAGCGTAGATGATCCTGTCCATGATTACCTCACAATCCACACGCTGACATAGGGCCGGTCAGTAGCGCCACCGCCTGCCAAAAACGTATTGATTTGCACCGATGACAGGGTATAGATCGGGCTACCGGAGGATGGAAAGCATACTGCCACACCACCACTGGTAGACGTACCGCCAGCGCCACCACAGCACCCTGCCACCGCATAGTTGGCATCAGGCATAGCAGTCGTGAAGTTGATGGTGTAATCACCCGTCCCATTGTCTGTTACTGAGGTCACGTTACCTGAGCCACGGATCGTCCTAGTGGCACCAGCGCCGGTACCATCAAAGGATACCCATGCCCGGATGCCGTACACCGGAGCATCCCCAGTCTGAGCGCCGGATAGCTTGTCCCCGTTGACAGCCCCGTTGATGATCTTGACCCGAGTCACAGCATCGTTATCAATCGTCCAAACGTTGCTGGTGGCACCGCTGACGGTGATGTCGCCGTAGTCTGCATTGCCCAATACGGCAAGGTTGCCCAAGCCTAGGTTGGTTCTAGCCCCTGCTGCCGTGGTAGATCCAGTACCACCGTTGGCAATCGATAGGGCAGTGGTCAGGGCCAAAGATGCAGCAGAGACAGCACCAGCGTCCGATATGATCACGCTACTGTTCTGGATGATCTTGCCGGTCACGCCATCAAACCTGACAACCGCATTGTCCGTCGAGGACGCAGGGCCAGAGACATCAGCCGTGCCGGACACAGAACCGATGTTGTCAGCCGTCCAGATTTGACTGCCCGCTGAGTCCTCCAGTTCCCAATAGTACAGGTCGGTAGTCGCCAACCAGATATTGGCCCTGCCAGCCGAGTCCAGGATCACAGGGTTGGGGTTGGCTGTACCGCCTGTCTCGTCGGTGTAGGTCGCTAAGGGGGTAGTGGTGCCTGCTTCGTAGGTGTAGACCTTTCCTCCGGCCAACGGGTCACCGTTGTTGTCGAAGAACTGCATCACCGGCATGGGGGTCAAGATTGACATGGATTACCTCATCAAAGCGTTTTGGTTTTCTTCGCTGCCAAGCATGTTCACTGCAGCGGGAGGGGTCTTCTCGAGGGTCTTGACGATCCCCCTGCCAGCAGCCTTCGGGGCCGCTACCAGTTTTTTAAGTTTCTCATCCCTCATCATAGCGCGTCGGAGAGCCTCTGCGGCAGTCTCAGGCATCAGCATCTCATGCGCCAACTCGACCGCCAGCTTGCTGTTCATCTGACCCTTAACACGCTTCAGAATGTCATTGGTCAATGTCACCGCAGTCTTGACCATAGACGGCCCTGTCAGATCCTTGGTGATGTCGATGACGAAGTCTTTCAGATCAAGTGCAGTGGCACCCTTGCTTGCTGCCAGGGACTTGGCCAACTGCGCTCGAGCCAAATCGTCGCGGATACCTTCTACTGTTTTCACTTGGTCAGGGGTCAATACGTCTGACAATTTCTCATATCGAGCAAACCCGGTGGACTTCTTCAACGTAGTCGGAGCGTTTTCAATGGCTCGAGCGAACTCATTGAACTTCAACTTTGCCGTTTCCTCATTCACCATCAGGTCAGGAATCAGCTTGTCTTCCAAGTACTGACCCACTTCCATCTGGTTGATGCCTTTGCTGTTCTCAGCATAGGTTTCTCGGGCTTTCTTATACGCGCCGGATTTGCTTTCCATCCATTTCACAAGTTCCTTTTGTTTCGCAAGCATTTGTCCTGCAACAACCGGATCAGTTTCTGCACGGATCAACGCATCCATTCGAGTCTTGGTGTTGTGCAGATATTGAATAGGGTTGCTTTTGAAAGTTATACCCTGAGAAGTAGACAACTCTTTTGCGTTTTCTAATGCCTGATTGATGTATGGGTCTTGAGCCAACTGTCCCAAGGCAGGATCGGCTCTCACCATATCCTTGGATGCTTGTCCGTAATCAATATCACCTTGAGCTTTTCGAGCAGCTCTTGCCGCCTCGAGATCCTCAGCAGTCCCGGCAACTCCTCTGAGCGCTTGCCGTTGAGCGTTCGCTTGTGCCACTTCTATGTCGCGGAACTCTTTGCTCAACACATCTTTTGCAGATTGAGCAAATGCTGTGAAGTCCGGTACTCCGGCAGCAGCAGATGCTTGGGCCGCGGTAGGCTTGCTACCAGGTACAAACGTCTCATAGTTCTGCAGGGCATTGAGAATCTCGGGGGCATTTTGCCCAGACATCTGCATAAGCGCTGCCGACTTGGGATCAGCAATATTCGCCAGCAAGTTACCTCCGGCCGCAAGGCTTTTGCCTGCGATCTTGGCAGTAGCCGCCACGGGGGTGAGGGGGTCAGTGTATTTAGCCAGCTTCTCGAGCGCTGCCGCAGTCTTGGCCGCCTTGGGAGCGGCCATGGCACCGCCAGTGAGCGCGGTACTGAGGTCTGCAGAAAACCCAAAAGGATCTTCAGCGATAGTGCGTTTAAGTGCTTCTTCACTGCCGTATCTGTTTTTTAACCCAGTGACCATGGCGTTGACAGTACGATCAGCCGCTGCCAGTTCTTCTTTGCTGACAGCGTCAGGAAAGTAACTAGCCAACATGAAGTTCTTCAGGTTTGCGCCAAAGTCATGGATGGCTGCGCCCGTTTCTATAGGTGATGTGACCGCTTCTGCTAAACCGCCGTAAAACTTTTCAAAACTAGGCGCAAGGTTCTCTATGGCCGCAGGTGCTACTTCTGACCACGCATAAGACCGTGGACCTTGCGGAGCAACAACACCTTCTGTACCAGGGGCTTTAAACTTGGCGTATCGGTTTGTTGTTGCTGATTGTTCGGCAGCAATTGTGGCAGGTGTAAACTTGGCGTATCTGTTTGCCTCTGCCATTACTTAACCCCTTGCAAAAAGTACTTCGCCGTATCTTCACCAAAGTGCTGATTAAACTCTTTGATGTTTTGCGGAGTTGGATCTGATTTAAGCGTTTGAATAGCTTCGTCGGGAAACCCTCCAATCACTGACATAGGTTGCCAGCCTTTGATCCCCAAATTGCCATACTTACGGTTAAATGCGTTGACAATAGATCGGTTAGAACTTTCCAATTGTTTTTGGAAATCTTCCAATGCTTTCTTAAACTGTGGCGTACCTTGAGTTTGATCAAGCATCGCGTAAGCAGCTTCCAATTTTGCACCTTCAACATCAGTAATCGGGGAAAGACCGCTACTTTTACCAAATGCTTTTACACTGTTAAGCCATGCTTTTGATCGCAACGATTGGATTAAGGCATTGGCATTAGCATTCCCTTGGCTCATCAAACCTGTCAAAGTCGGAACAGCACCGGCCCAGTTGCCTGTTACGCTTTTTAACGCCGGATCGTTGAGCAACGTATTAATTTGCCCAATGGTATTGAAAGCCAATGACATGTTTGACGCGGAAGCGTTACGCATATCTGGCTCTTCCAACGCAAGATCGACATTCTTTTCTTCTTGTCGAATCTTGGCTTTACCTGCGGCCCTGGCTGCTTGAATGTCTTCCGGAGATGTCAGCAGCGTAGGCGTAGCTTCTTGACCGGGTACTGTAGGAAGTTTCGTCGGCACCGCTTGGTCAGTAGGACGCATCTCGAGCGTACGAGTACCCGGTATACCTTCAGCAGGTACAGGCGGCGGCAACGGAGGCGCAGAAGGTTGCGTACCTTCTATAGGCTCACCCAAGTCAGGTTGTTGACCGGAAGCACCACCACCAAACATTCCCATTAGCCCTTGATTGACCACACGTTGCGCTTGATCAACTGTAGCTTGCGAAACCCCTGGATTAGCCACCCAAGCGCCGGCAACTTCATCGTAACGAGCGTTGTTCTTAAGAACATTCATGGCCGTCGTTTGCTGCTGAGTTAACAAAGTGCGATCCATTGCCGCACGTTGACCTTGAGCAGCAAGGTCTTTAGCGGATTGCTCCTTGTACATGTTCTCAAGCGCCATAGGACCGCCAGCTAACTGTCTGACAAACCCTTGGAATTTCTGGGGATCAGTCGGAATACTGTTGATCGCATTCTCAAGACTATCGATTTGCTGCATCCTTGGACCAAGTATTTGGTCTTTGTATAAGGCATTGAAATATCTTACAGCGTCTTCCGGCTTTTGAATTCGAGTCGCTTGCGTTTGAAAATACTCATTTCTCGATTTTGCGAGTTTTTCTTCGTTCAGTTGAGCAGAAGTTTGACTGGCTCTAAGGGCTGCAGCATTTTTCTGCAGCCCAAGACCCAGGGTTGGCGACTGCTTGATGATATTCGCCATGCCTTCAGGCGTTGAGTAATCAAACTGCGACAGTGCGTTTTTGAACGCTTCTGACTCAGCTTTTTCCCGTTGAGCCTTTTCAATAGCCAACTGGTTCATCTGCTGTTGTTGACCAGCAGTCTGCATCTGGCGGATAGCCGCAAGCGTGTTGAGCATTCCACTGGTACTGGCAGGCTTGACCTGCATAGCAATAGGATTGATAGGCATGAAATTATTCCTTACGCGAATCTGTTGGGATCATAAATCCCGTGTGGATCGACGGCTTGACCGTTCCAATCATACCTTCCCTGTCCAGTGACGCTTTGACCACCGCCACCCATGCGTCCCATTCCACCAAGGGTCATCGCTGGATTGCCCGTAGCAAACCCGCCAGCCATCATGCCAAGG